TCTCTGTGAGGAATGTTAGACCATGAGTTATAAGACAAGGGTTGATCGGGTTGATTGGAAGACGAAGAACTCAGATCCTGATGAGCAGCTCGTCCAAGAAATAGATAGAATAGCCTCCCGCTCTGCAGATCTCTACCGAACAAATGCTTTAGCCCACGGGATCGTTCAGTGCAAGTCAACCTACGTGATAGGGAAAGGATTACTTGCCTCCCCTCAAATTGATGGCGAGTACCTAGGTCTCGATCAAGAGACCTCAAGTCGGTACAATAAAATCATCAAACGAGAGTGGGAAGACTTTTCAAACACGACTGAAATTGATTTGCGCGACCAGAATACTCTCAATGAGCTTCAGGAGATCATTTATAAAGCAAAGGTAATGCAAGGGAACGGTATTGCTTTACTATCCCTGGGGGCAAGAATCGACTCTCCATGGCTAACCAAGATTCAACCGGTTGATGCTACGCTACTCACGAATGAGAATAATGCGCCAAACACAGTTCGGTTATGTGGCGGCATTCAATCAGACAGCCGAGGGAAGGTGAGTCATTATCACTTCCTCAAATCGCATACCGACACAAGTAAGGTGGATGCACCACATCAGTCGTGGGATATAATTAGGAAGCGCGGCACCTCAACCGGCTTAGCAAACATCACACACTCTTTCCGCTGCGAACAACCAGGGATGTTAAGGGGAGTATCTGAACTTGCCCCCATTGCCGGGTTACTCAAAAACCTAGATGACTATATTGGCTCCGTGGTTGACGCTAGCATCCTATCAGCGCAGATGTTTATGTTCATTAAAACCCCTGACGGTGATGGGTATAATACAACAGTTGGGAAAGAGACGGGCATTAAGAATACCTACGAAGTAAATGGTATCACGGCGACTAATTTGGCTGAGGGCGAAGAGGTTTCATTCAATAATCCTACGATGCCTCAGTCAACGTTTGACAACTTCCTTATATCAATTTTAAAGCCGATTGCGGCGGCCGTTGAGATCCCCCTTGAGATCTTAATTAAATATTTCACGAGCAGTTATTCAGCGGCAAGATTTGGCACGCTCGATTTCACACGAACAATCCAGCGAGAACGAACACAATTTACCAACTCATTTCTTTTACCTATCTATGATCGATTTATGTTTGAGTTGGCTCTAAAGGATATCCTTCCGATGCGCGGATACTTCATTGACCACCGCGTTAAGAGGGCATGGAAGAAGGTCTCATTCAACGGTCAAGGTTTTGGGGCTATCAATCCAATGCAAGAAATCCGCGCAGAACTACTGATGGTTGATAATGGCCTGAAGACATTAGATGAGGTGGCGATGTCACTTGATGGCGAAAGCTCCTGGGAAGACAAGCAACCCCAGGTTGTCAGGGAGCGCCAGATCAATGCGGCTAACAATCCACAACAGGATGATGAATAATGCCTGAATTATTACTAGGTGAATTCGAGCTTCTAGATAAGCAGAAGCCGAACGTTGTTGATGGGGGCGAATACGAAGGTTATGTGGGCTCACCGTATGTACGGGAAGGCATCGGCGTCATCCCTATTATTGGCCCAATATCCCGATATGATACCGGCTGGTCGTATATCAGTACCGATACATTACTTGCCAGAATAAAACATTTTGAGGAAAAAGAATTTGATATATTACTCCATATCGATTGTCCCGGCGGGGCTGTGTCTGGCCTATTTGAGCTTACTGATTATATAAAGAACTCGAAGTCAAAAATTACAAGTTATGTTGGCGACCTCGCGGCAAGTGCTGGCTACTTAATCGCGTCAGCTACCTCACATATTACATGCAGTCGTGCTGGCAATGTAGGTAGTGTTGGCGCCATCATCCAGTATTACAAAGGCATGGATGAAGCGATTAAGACGTATCGCTCTGCCGTTTCACCATTAAAGCATCTACCGGAAGGGAAGCGTCTTGATGCACAGATTCAGGCTCAGGTTGATCGTGTAGGGCAAATGTTCGTCGATGAGCTTGTAGTTAATTTCAATAAAACTGAGGAGGTGATCTTATCTACTTTTGGTCAGGGTGCTCTTGTTCCTAGTGAGCAAGCGCTTGAGGTCGGCATGATCAATAGTATCGGTTCATTCGAATCCATATTTACAACCACAAACATAGAAGGTGTTTCCAAAATGACAGAAGCAGAAATGAGAGCAGAGATGAAGGTCCGTGAAGATGTTATTCGCGCTGAATTAAAGATTAAAGAGGCCTCATTAGCTGATGAAATTGCGAAGGCAGTTGAGGCTGAGAAGGTTCGATCTACTGAAGCTTTAGCGAAAGCGAAGGTGGAGGCGGTGGCGGATGAGTCAAAGCGCATCACTGGTATTGATAGTCTTTTAATTACAGGCCACAGTGAGCTTGTAAAAGAAATGAAGGCTGATCCATCGGTAACTGTGGAGATGGCTGCTATTCGAATCCTAACGGCTGAAAAAACTAGCCAGACTGCAGCGGCTGCTAACTTATCGTCAGATCAGGTCGCTCCTTTAGCAACCGCCGATCCTGCTTTGGTTCGTAGTGATGCCGCACTCCTTGCTGAGTTCGGTGGTGACCAAGCACTTGTTGATGAATATTTAGCGGCCACCACATCTGGTGGCGTTCACTTTAAAGGATCTAAATAATGGTACAACTTACCGACAAAAGCTACATCGACACTGAGCAGTCAACAGTGAATACATTGGTCGCATCCGCTGCTATTTTTGAGGGGTCAGCACTTGGCTCAACTTCAGGTCTCGCAAGACAGTTAGTGGCGGGCGATGTGTTTCTTGGCTTCGCTAAGGAAAACGCTGCAGTAGGGGCGGATGTCCAGATTGATCCACCAGGCCAGGCCATTCGAAAAATTCTACCGGTGGTCGGTGTTGTTGCCGGTTCAGTTGGGGCTTCAGTTTACGCATCAGACGGAGCAACCTTCACATTGACTTCAGCCTCGAACACTTTGATAGGAACTGTGCTTAGAGTTGTCTCAGGCACCACTGTCGTCGTGCAAACTTAAAGGAAAAAAATTATGCCGTTTGAAATTTTAACAGAACGTAATGTGGTGGCGCTCTTCACTCGCGCCTTAACCGCTAATGCTGGCCAAAAGTATTTACCGAAATTGACCCGTGAATTCAAATCAACCCAAGCGCTTGAGACCTACGCCTTCGCTAGCCAGGTCCCTGCATTGAGAGAGTGGAAAGGTGGCCGCCAAGAAAAGAAGCTGAGTGAGAGCTTTGTCACCGCAGTAAATGCGCCTTTCGAGGCAACCATTCCCATCTCTCGTGCGGAACTTCGTCGCGATAATACTGGGATGATAATGATGAGATTGAATGAGCTTGCGGCGCGCACTAACTCTCATTGGCATAAATTAGTAATGGAGGAGCTGCTTGCAAGCACATCGACGCTTGGGTATGATGGCGTCTCCTTCTTTTCATCCAACCATTTAACTCGCGATTCAGGCACTCAGTCAAACCTGCTGACAATCGATATTAGTGGGCTGCCCATCCCCGCTGATCAACAAGGCACTCCGGCAGCGCCTAGCTCACGAGTAATGAAGGCTTCTATTTTTCAGGCCATTCAGCGCATCCTTAGCTTTAAAGATGAAGCTGGCGAACCATTTAATGAGGACGCCGAGAAGTTTTTCGTACTCTGTGGTACCGGCTTGATGGATAGTGTTGCTGGCGCACTCACTTCAGACTTCTTCTCTGGCGGTGAGGATAATAACTTAAAGCGAGTGGGATTTGATATTGACTTCTCAGCCACGCCTCGTTTAGATGTAGCTACTGACTCATTTTACGTGTTCCGTGAAAGCCAGACCCCTACCTTTATCCGGCAGTCAGAGAAAAGTGTCCAGGTAGAAATCTTAGGTGAGGGTAGTGATTACGCCTTTGCTAATGATGGATGGCTCTTCGGCGTCAGTGCGGATCGCGCAGTCACTAATTACGACTGGGCAAATATCGTTCGCGTCCAAATGATCTAATTGGCAGGGGTGTCATTTAAAGTGACACCCTTTGGAGGAAAATAATGAAAGTAAAAGTTACTGAAAATTTCAAAGCGATCCCCGGCCTTGAGGTGAAATTCCAAAGTAAAATAATTCGAGGGCCAATGATGAATAAAGGCACGGTCATCATCCCTTTCGATGTGTTTGCTGGTGAGATTATTGACGCCACCAATCCATCTATGATCCCTAGCAACTGTTATGTTGAGTTGAAAAAATGATCAAGGAAGATTTTGATGTTCTTTTCAGTAGCGACATTTTCGCCATTAAGTCTGAGATCATCCCTATAAATAACAGAGGCCCAAGGCACGCACTTAACGTCATATTTGATTCTCCATTTTACAATGCACAGTTTGATGTTGAGACCAATGACTACACAGCAACGGGCCGGGCTGATGACTTTCTAACCGCACCAATTCGCGGTGACGAGCTGATCGTTAACCAGGTAAGCTATCTAATCATTACGGCAGAGTTAGACCGTGTCGGGTCAACCTACCTCCTTAGGATGGAAGTGAAATAATGCCGACCTTACTGGAGCAGTTAATTCTACGCGTTGGAGTCATTCTAGGTGGGGTTGCTGGGTACACAGTGGCGAGATCGCCTCAGCATTTAACTGAGGAGTCAACACTGCCAGCCATTAATTATCAACTGATCGAATGCGTCATAGATGAAGATCTTGAGTTTAATGTGATTAATTGGGTGGCAAGATTAGATATTAGTATTCTACTTAAGACTCGTTCATTAGATTCGGAGGCTCAGTTGATTGCCACGTACGCTCAAATTCATTCACTACTTTATGGTGATCGGCATTTAACGGGCGGCGGGATCACTAACGAAGGGGCTTATATTTACACCAGCGGGATCCAATCGATTGAGCATGATGATACGGGTGCGCAAACAATAAGTCGACTGCAAACCAATTGGACGATTGAATTCAGAACGAATGAGCAAGACCTTACACAGTAACCGGAGAATTGTCATGAGTGAAAGAACCCTTGGAGCCATTGCTGCTCCCCCGAAAAAAACGAATCAGCCACCAGTAAATCCTACTCCATCGAAAGGGGAAGATAATGCCAAGACTAATAAATAGACAAACTATTTTCGTGGTCCAACAACCAAATCCCAATGCGCCTGTATCCCCTAGTGGCGGTGATGCTGTCCTTGCAAGTAATATTAACTTCTCATACATTGATGAAAAGTTAGTTGAGAGGGAGATCTTGAGGGCCTCTTCGCTCGGTCCACTTTCGCCATGCTTCGCAACCCGACGTGCCCAGTTAACTTTCTCAACGGAGATTCGAGGGTCTGGTACGGCTGGTGATGCACCAGAGGTTAGTAACCTTTTGAAAATTTCAGGATACGCAGAAACTATTGTAGCCTCTACTAGTGTAAGCTATGCCTTGCTCGCTGATCCGGCTCTCAATGTAGGGGGTAGCTGGGCGACTATTGATTTTTATTATGATCGAGAGTTTATTAGAATGTACAATTGCGTTGCAACTCACAATACGGTTTTGAATGCAAATAATTTTGCGATGGATGAGTGGACCATCACCGGTCAAATTAATTCGATAAATACAAATCAACCTCAAGCTATCCCCGCGTATCAAACAACAAAGCCAGTTGCGCTTAATAATTTATTATTCTCATACCCTGGTGGCGGCGCGGGCACAGAAAATCTAAGTAGCTTTACTTTCGACCTCGCTAACGAAATTTTAAATGAGGAAAGCCTGCAATCCACTGATGGATTTATCGCCGCTGAAATAACAAGCCGAGGCCCTGTGGTCGGTACAATCAACCCAATAATGCAGATTGGATCTCCGACAATCGACTGGAATTCACTGATGGTCGCAAACACAATTCAATCACTTCTCGTCGGTGGGATCGGTACCGTCGCAGGAAACATCTGTACAATGACTTTCCCAGCAGCTCAAGTCACATCAGTGCAGCATATCGAGAGGAATAAATTACTTGCCTGGGATATTGGTTTACGGTTCTCAGAAACATCAAGTCTAAACGATGAAATCTCACGGGCGTACACATAATGCTAACCGTTCCGAAAGTAATGAAGCCTCAATGGGTGGAATTGGAAGGAGCTAGCTTTCACCTGAAGGCACTTAGCTCTCTCGGTAAATGAGCTTAGTTGAGCATGGTAATGCAAATAAAGGTGGCCGCTTAGTCTTTGATGCGAGGGTGTGTGATGACGCAATTAGCGAATGCCTTATCGGGTGGAAGGACGTTGCTGACGATGAGGGGGTGGAGGTAGAATTCAATACCATAACAGCTATCACCATCCTCCCTCAGTCGGTTATCAGTGGTTTAATGATGAGCATCTTTACCTCCGCTTTCCTTGGTGACTCGGATAAAAAAAAATAATAGGCGCAATGTTCGCGCTTGAAAATAATTCACAATTCAACTGCGAACATTGTCAGTGGGGGGAGCACTGCGATAAGTCCAACCCAGCCCCGACTGACATCTTCATTATTAATAAACGTGTGCGCGACTCGAAAGGAGAAGAGCGTGATGGCAAAGTTATCCAGCATCAAGACACCTGCTTTAAGTCAGACCGAAGTGCGGCGACAGACCAGTGGTATGAAGCGTATCTTGCCTACCGAGACAATAATTTGAATCGGGATTATTTTGAGCTGCCAAACTACTTTTTGGAAGTGATGAAAGTCCATCAATATTACGAGAACTTATAATGAGTAGAGATAAGAGTAGCGTCGAGTTAAATATTGAATCAACGGACAATAGTCGAAAGGCGTTTGACTCAGCTCAACGCAGCTTAAAAAGTACTCAAAAAGAGCTAGATAAAGCGACAAAAAATACGAAAGAATTAGGCAGGGAATTTACCGTACTGGGGAAGTCAATTAATCTATCGCCTGCAGTCGCGGGAGTTGGCGCGCTAACAGCGGGGGTTGGATTGGCAACGGTTGCCCTGGAGGATTTTCTGGTGACCTCGGAAGAAGTGCAAATTATCACCAATCAAATATCCGATCTCGGTATTCGAAGCGAGATATCAGCGACTCAAATAGGGCAGCTCGGTGTTAGCATTGGCAGCCTTGCTGACGCTCGTCAAATATTCAAAAGACTCCTTTCATCAGGCGATGGGATTAAGCAATTCAGTGGCCGCATGATGGAGCTTGTCACGCTATTCGATAACCTTGCTAAGACGACTGAATTCAACTCCGCTAATCAAGCAAGAAATTTCTCTCAGGCTTTATTCTCCCAAGATAAAACGGTAGAGTTATCCGCGAAGGGGTTGAATAAATTAAATGAACGCCTGCAAATATTCTCCAATGAGCAACGCACAGCAATTATCGAAATGGCTCGCATGGGTGACAAGGCTGGTGCAAATGAATTAATTTTTCAACGCATGAACGAGGTGTTTGGCAACATCAACGCGAACGATATTGGCGCTCAATTCAGATCACTAGGCGCTGGCATGGATTTGTTTTTTGAATCGATCGGGTCTCGCATCGCCAATGAAATATCACCAGCACTTCCCGGTCTAATCAGCTTCCTAAAACAAGCATCAGAGTTCATTGGGATCGAGGCGCTATCACCCGTCGAGGCAGCTAGAAAAGTTGTCAACGACATAAAAAATGAGATCACAACTAACCAAAGACTTTTAGATGAGTTAAAATCTGACGAACTTAGCTTCAGTAAAGGACTTAGGGTAGTAAATTTTCAACTTGATTCGAGTATTATAAGTATCGAAAAAGAGATAGCTGATACTAAATTAAAATTGAAGGATGCGGAGAAAGGTCTTGAGTTGCGCGTATCAATGAAGATCAACATTGATGCCCTAAATGAAAGTGATGCCGAAAGCAGAATGACTTCCCTCCGTAATAAGCTTGAATCAAACGCGGTCAATGAGGTTTTAAAAATAGATGATAAAGCCCGGCGTCGAATCGATAAGGCTGTAGCCGATGCGCTTAATCTCGCTGACGCGGTGGGGGCTGAAAAAAGAAAGTCAACTGATGATACCGCCACACTACAAAGAAATGAAAATGAACTTACAGCCACCCGAGAATTTATCTCTTCCACTAGAGATCTTAATCTGGAGCAGTTGAAAAACACCTCAACCTTTAATAGCGATCACACACTTCTTCTTGATAAATTAATCTCCATCAAAGAAGAAGGCCTTGGCGAGAAGAGAGATATTAGAGAGCGTGAATTAGCACTTGAAAAGGCCGCTCAATCCAAGGAAGAGCAGATCGAACGCAGGCGAGTCTCTATCCAGGAAGAAGCATCCAAGGAAAAGATAGGCATCATGGAGCGTGAATTGGCCGCCTCATTGAAATTATTCGAAGAAGAGCAAGACGCAAGAGACCGGCGAGACTCCCGATCAAAAGAGTTGAATTCAAATATAGCTGATGCGAGAAATTCAGCAGTCAGTCTTAGAGATAACGTAACCATTAAACCCGTCAGAGAGCAAATCGAAGATGACCTAAGTGGCGGTAAAAAGCAAGCTGAGACACTTGCTCTCGCTCAAGTGGAAAGCAAAAGATTATTATCAATACGTGAGGCAACATCGGAAAGCGAGATCAAAATTATCAACTCGGTTTTTGATCAGCGTGCCGAGATGATAAAATCAATCACGCAACTTGAAAGGGATGCGCTTGTTGAAAAATTAGCAAACGACAAAACCCTCACTGACTCTGAGCAAACGCAAATTGAAACGACCATCGAGATGCATAAGAATGCTTCCCGGTTAAAATCTGACTTACGAGAAAGAGAGTCAAGCGAACTTGAGAGCCAGCTTATTCGGGAGCGAGATTTACGCATTCAAGATGGCGCAGTATTTGAGGCCTGGGCAATGGAGAGCGCAACATCAATGCGAGTAATGGCCAAGGATATTGGTGACGGTATCACACGATCCATTGGTGACTCCCTTGCTAAAAGTTTCATCACTGGTGCAGACGCCACAGAAGTTTTCAAAAGCGCGATGGCAAGCTTGGCTCAATCCGTTATCAGTAATTTAATAACCATCTCAATTCAAAAAACGATCGCATCCGTAATGGGCAACGCACTCACCGTGAAAGACACACTTGCACAGCAAGCATCGACGGCCGCCGTCACTCAATCGATTCTAATAAGCAACGCACTGATTGCCAAAAGTTCAGGCATCGCAGGATCAGCTTTAGCATTAGCAACAGCCGGCGCAAGTGCAGCCACCGCCTCAATCGCTTATGGAACTTCGCTCGGCGCAATGACCGCATTGAACGCGGCATCGCAAGCCACAATGTTAACTGGTATCGCGCATGGAGGCCTAACGAATGTTCAAAAAGAGGGGACTTATTTGCTCGATGAGAATGAGAGGGTGTTGAGTCCAAATCAGAATCGAGACCTAACCGATTTCATAAAATCCAATAATGTGAATAATCAAAATATGGTTTTGAATTTTAATGTTTCAGCGGTTGACAGTACGGGCATCAAGCAATTACTTATGAAAAATATGCCATTCATTGCCGGTCAAATTCAAAGCGCATCAAACAGTAGAGGAAGACGCAATGGCTAACTTTCCATCAAATTTAATTATCCGCGCAAGTGGCATCGAGTCATCTGATGATTCGGTTTTAACCGCTACCTCGATGAGTGGGATCTTTAATGCAAGGACGAGAAATATTCAAAAGTGGATGTTCGATTTGGAGTTTGCGAAAGACCCCAAGCTGGCTAATTGGCAGCAAGTCGTCGGCAGCTTAGTTAACTTTTCGCAAGGCTTAAATGTTATCACTGTGGTGCATCCAGCTTATGTCAATATCAACGGATCAGCATCTGGACCGCTAACCGTCAATGCCGCCGCTGCTGCTGGGGCAACTGATATTCTTGCTGGGGGTTTTGCCTCATCCCAAGCTGGCGTGTTTTTGGCGGGTGATATTTTACGATTCAGCAACTCAACAAAAGTTTATATGATCACTGAAGACATTGACTCTGGCGGCGTTGGTGAAGCCATTTTAAAATTGTTCCCCGCATTACGCAAACCACTTTTAGGCGCTGAAACTCTCATCTACCAAAATGTCGAATTCACAATGAGGCAGCTTGAATCATTCTCAATAAACATTCGATCACCTAAAACAAGCACCGTGGCTAATATGGAACTTATGGAGGATTTAGACTAATGCCTAGAACTTTATCGGCGGGTCAGATCGCTGAATTCAGCAAGCAAATAATCGAGCATTTTTACCTTGTATCAATTGAGACGTCCGCATCGACTCGGTATTATTCGACGGGCAGTTCTGATCTAACATATAATGGCAACCTATATTTAGCCACTAGCGATGTGATTAAAATTGGAGATTACGAGGAGGAGCAATCATTATCTACCAACTCGAAAGAAGTAATATTCAGTGGCGCTAATCAATCAAACTACAACATCATGCTCACTGAGTTTTCCGCCGGCAAGTCAGTTAAGATATTTCTTGTCTTGGACTTCGGTACAATCGTCCCCCTTTTCGATGGAACGATATCATCGATGCAGATAAGTGATGAGGGTGATCTTGTTGTTGAGTGCAATAACAAGTGGGCTGAAGTTTTAGCGACAGGCCGGAAACATTCAGTGGCAAGCCAGCAAAGATTTTATCCAAACGATATCGGTTTCTCAATGAATAAAGGTTTGACCGATAGGAAAATAGAATGGGGCAGGGGGGTGAAGTAGAATGGCTTTCCATAAAAAGATAATCAATATTGGCAAAGGCTTCCTAGAGGATGTCGGTGACGCCGCGTCTGGTTTTATTTCACCAGTAACCGACAGGATTAACCAGGTCGCCGATTTTGTTTCACCGGTGTTTGATAATTTTACTGCTTATGGCCTGATCGCATCTTGGTTGCGTCGAAGATTAAAGCAGCCACCCAATACTAGTCCAGTCACTTTAAATACGAGAGGGCAAACCAATGCAGCCATACCTCTAATTTACGGTGAGATTAAAACGGGCGGCCAATTTGTTACCCTCCAGGTTAGAGACTCGTCAAAAATATTAGGTGGTGCATTTATTGTTTGCTCGGGGGAGATCGACGGGATGAGTGATATCATCATCGACGACAAGCCAATCAACCATGCCGATTATTCAGGGGGTAGTATTTTTGACTATACAATATTTACTGGGACGGCTGGCCAACTAGCTGATACCAACCTCCAGCTTTTCACCGACTATGATTCAAATTTTCGCTTCAATGAGATCGCCTATGTATCAAGCATAAATACTTTTCGCAGGGAGGCTGGCAGTGTTAAAGGTATCCCGAAAATAAAGGTGACGGTGAGGGGCAAGAAGGTATACGATCCGAGAACAACGCTGACAACCTATTCAAACAATCCGGCGTTATGTGCTTTGAATTTTCTGACCAACAACATCTACGGGTATGGATACTCACTTTCAGATATCAATATCACGCAGGTCATCGCATCAGCTAATTTATGCGACACGATTGTTGGTGGCAAAAAGCTGTTCGAGCTGAATGGAAAATTCTTGCCCGCCGATAAGGATAAGGATAAAATACTCGACGAGATTCTAGTCAGCTTTCGTGCGTCGGTGAAAATGGATGGCAATGGACTTATCGAATTCCAATCGAACATTGATCGCGCATCGAGCTTTACTTTCGATGAGAGTAATGTAATCTCCCACTCAATTGCACGTATCGCTGATAGCGAGATTTACAATTCAGCAGAAGTGTCCTGGGTTGATTCGGTGGGTGATCGAGATATTGCCTTTTATACAAACCCGACTTTCCTCACTGAAGATGATAGCGTGGAAAAGGTTGTTAAGCTTTCACTGCCAACCCATAACGAGTATGTTCGAGCGATGGACTTAGGTGAATTTATTGTCCGCCAGTCGAGGGCAGGATTGATTGTAAATTTAGTTTGCCAGCCGGTCGCGTTCCTAACAACTATTCACGATGTTGTCAGCTTGACGCTGAGCGAGTATGGATTTAACTCTCGACTTTTCAGGGTGAGTGAGTTGTCGCTTTCGGATAATCTCACAGTTAAGGTTACACTTGTTGAGCACGATCCATCAGCCTACCTACTTTCCGTTCACGCGCCAAACTATACTGCACCGGTCGTCACGCTGCCAGACTCACGCGATATTACCGATGTGGCTGGCTTAGCCATTACCCCGCAAACTTATTTCGGTCAATTTTCAGAATCAATCGGACAGCTTTTAGTAGCATGGTCGGCGCCGACACTTGGTCTTGTTGATAACTATGAGATCGAATATAAGCTCAATGGTGATCCGACATGGATAGCCTCTGGCGTCACAGCAGCCACCGATTGGATTATCAATAACGTCGCTGTGGGAAGTTTTGATGTGAGGGTTCGCGCCGTCAATATTGCCAGATACACAAGCGGCTGGGCTGAGGTTTTGGCAACCAACTATGTCGCACCGATTGCTGACAATAACTCGGTACCTAATATCAGCGGCCTTGCGTTAAAGTACGGTGGTACGGTTTTTAAAGGAAGGGCGCCGAGTTTTACTTGGGATGCGGTAAATGCCAGTGGCGGGGTAATGACCGGGTCGAATTCAATCCAGGGTGAACAGCCCATGATGTATCGGGTTGAGGTATTGGCGCCACTTTACTGGTTACTGAATTAGTGAGTCAGCCAGAGTATCAATTCGATATTGATAAAAATACCGATGCCCGAAATGATCAGACGAGCGGTGTCTCGCAAACACCTTATCGAGCGATTGAAATCCGTGTTCGGGTTAGGGATAAGTTTGGAAGACTTAGCGCATCCGATGCAACCCTTTCCGTAACTAATCCATCACCACTCGTCAGTGAGCTTGCGTGGTCAATCACGGCCGGTCATCGACGCGGGAAAATCACCATCACTCAGCACCCACTGGACAACGATTACGTGGGATGTGAAGTCTTCATCTCAACGTCAAATGATATCCCGCAGGCGGCCACACGGATCGGTCAAATCCTAAAGAGTCAGCAGATATTAAATCTCGATTTCATGAATGATGGGAATCAAATATTTAACGGCACAACTTATTTTGTTCGCCTCGTCCCGTATGATGAGTTCTCGATCGACTTAACAAACACGACATCAGGGTTCACTTTCGTTCCTGTGTTGTCGGGGCTGCTCGCTGAAGAGTTTAACGCCACATCAAATATTGCGGTAGGGGCGAGTTCATCTTTTGGGTCGAATGGGTTCCAAGTGGATATTGATCCTTATGGTAACATGGGGACGCCTGGATTTTTCTGCGGAAATAAATCATTAGGAAAGTTTGTTGAGTTTTCCGAGCCGGTATTTGGGCAGCCTGAATTTCAATTAGGCGAGAATACGGAGCTTAGTGGCGCCGACACATTTAACAATAAAGCGCTGTATGATAATTGGATAATGACAGATAGCGCCTTCATAACTGACGGATCAGGATCTGTAGCCACTGGCGGCGGTTTCGGCGCAGTAAGGGTTAGTAATGTGAGTGGCAGTGATTACCTAGTTCGACGGGAGCTTGACTTCGCTATCACCTCACTTGACTGGGCAAAAAGTAAAAAGCTAAAATTACCACTGCGCTGCCTTAACGCTCCATCTGATTGTTCGCTATACATCGTGACTGGTCGGGTAGATTTAGGCGCAAACACCGGGCAATATGCGGGGTTTAGGATTCGACGAGTAGCGAGCGTCTGGACCGTATACTGCGTTTACCATGATGGGACAAGTTACGTCGAAACAGCGATAGGCTTTACGTTTAATTTCTTCGATGTCAACTTGTATGATCTAGTCTTGGATGTTGACGCGGGAACAATCACGTATTTCATCAACGGCACTCAAGAGTTGCAGTACGCAGTCAATAGTAATACTTTCTCAGGCACGGTGCAGACGGCGTGGATGATCTCCATGGATGTCGCTAGTGCAGGGATATTTGAGATCGACTTGACTCAGGTTAAATTTTTACAATCAAACTAGTCCTAAGTGGCTAACTTGGATTTATGGTATACTGAATGCAGCAAATAACTGGGAGCGCAGCGCAATGAAAGTAGCGATTATCGCCACGATTGTCGGGGTTACTTTATCGGGAAGCGGATGGGTCGCAACCAATACAATCGATTCAATTGATAAATTAGATGCTGAAATATCTACCATTAAATCGGAGAGCGTGGAGGATATGAAATACATTATCGATCGAATTGATAGACGTTTAGAGTTAAGTGAAGATCGGATTGATGAGCGTCTAAAATTGAGCGAAGATAGAATTATTAGTTACATTAATATGTGGGCTAAAAAATAAATGGCACTTACCCAGGCGGTCATCCAGAGCACTATTGGTACTGCATCAGGTAATGTGGATTTCACATCGACTGGGTTTGGCAGTGCGGTCGCCGCCATTATATTAGTCGGTGAGGTGGGTGGAGCGGCTGGAAACATGGCAATCTCCTACGGCTTTACGGATGGCACGAACCATCGGTGTTCAGCCATGTCGCACGGGGAAGGGAGTCCTGTTACGCGAGGCGTCCGATACCACTCCAGAACTCAGGTTTATCATTACGCCGGGTCAAATGAGTCCGCCAGTTTTGTCAGCTTTATCACAGATGGCATCCGATTAAACTTCCCGAATACCCCCTCTTCAGATAAGCCGATTACCATCATTCTTTTTAAGGGGGCCGATGTTTTAGTTGGTGACCGGTTATTAACCACTGGCGTTGACCCAGTCACTGGCATTGGATTTAGGCCTAATCTACTCTTCACCTCGACGATCGGACTGGGTGCCACCCTTGACTCCAATCAGAACGCAGGCATTCTAGGTTTAGGCATTGTTCATGATGATGCAGGCACTGTCACTCAATACACGCAAGTACTTCAGAGCGACGCGAATGCAAATCAGCTCGCCTCCGTGCTGGGTGCTTGGGCTTCTGCTCAGTTATTCAGTACCGTTACCTGGTCAACGGTGGCTCAAAATTTTGGCGCTGATGGGTGGGATTTTAATACGACAGGAACGAGTAACGACTTAGTCCATTACTTAGCCATCAATACCCAGGGAGTCGGGGTTAATATAGAGCAGATCGACTCACCTATTGTCACCGGGTCGTTTGCCAATACCGGGCAAGGATTTACCCCTGATTTTTTAATGGTGCTCGCTTCAACATCAACCACGGTTGGCGCGGTAAAGTCGGGGGATTTTGGCTCGGTATATAGTGTCAGTTTTGATGGGAATGCACAGTCAGTTTCCGCTGATGAATCGACAGCGGCTGAGCTATCTGAGGCATTTCAATCAAGTCGTGCTGTCGATATGCGTCTCACCGATAGTGCGGGATCATTTGACCCACAGGTACAGGCCAGTCTGACTTCGTATGACGCGCTTGGCTACACCCTAAATTGGACAACGGTCACAGGTAATGTTCGGCGTTTCGCAACCCTGACACTTGAGGCGCCAGCACCATCCACTATTATTGACGTCCCTTCTGGCTTAGTTAATCTAGCTGGAATAATCCCATCGATAGCACTTCCAGTCACAATCATACCCGCTTCTGGCTTAATCAATCTAGCTGGATTGACCCCGGCAGTCGCGACTCCGATTTCGATCATGGTATCCGCCGGTATTGTGAATATCAGTGGATTAACGCCAGTCATTAATTTACCCGCCGATATAGCGGGTCAGGTCGGAGTGATTAATATTACCGGGTTGGCGCCTGAAGTTACTTCTGAAATCACAATCACTGCGCCAGTTGGTGCGGTATCTATCGGCGGCCTTGCCCCTTTAATCGGTACGCCATTGAGTATCTCAATACCCTTTGGCTTAGTCCAGCTAATTGGCGTAGCCCCGTCAGTGGTCTCTGGGATCAATATCGATATTGGATTAGGGTCTATTGGCCTCCTTGGACTGCCACCAAATATCGGGCTAGGGATAGGGATTAATGTACCTCCAGGCAGTGTGGTCATTAATGGTCTCACTCCTTCATTATCAATACCCATTAATATTGTGGTACCTGCTGGCTTAATCGTATTAGCTGGATTAACGCCTACCGTAAACAGTCTGAGCGGTATCATCACGCCACCAGAGCGTGTGATTATTCAGAGGGATATCGACCGAGTTATTATCGTGGTCAATATTGACCGAATTATTATCATCAACAATTAGGAGTAAACTATGGCTGCAAATCCATGGACACTGACAAACACAGCGGTTGAGTATATTGGCGACAGCTTAATCGATCTCGATAATGACTCATTCGCAGTAAGGCTTTATCTTTCTACTTCAAATATTTCAAATACAAGCGACCTCTTGGCGGCGTTAACCAATGAGCATGCAAATGCAAATGGCTACACGACGGGCGGAATCGCATTGACCACGGTGACATGGAATCGGGCAGTAGCGGTCTCGACGTTTGATGCAGATGACGTGACATGGACGGCAAGCGGTGGATCGATCATCGCTCGGTTTGCGGTCATCGTTGATACCACGGCGGCTGGATCACCAATCCTTGCCTGGACGACTCTGGATAATACCCCTGCAGATGTGACGGTAACTGATGGCAACCCATTAAACTTGAATATGAATGCCGGCGGTATTTTCACCATGACAGCACCGGCAGCTCTTTAAGATGATCTGGGTTAACGGGGTAACGGAGATCGAACAATTGGGAGGTGATTTGCTCGACTATCAATTCGACTTCCAATTTTTCCTCGCTCTGGATGCAGACACGATAACCAGTGCGACAGCCGTGTCGAGTGGGGTTAATGCAATTGTCTCGAACGTATCAAATACCACAACAACTGTAACGTTTTGGCTAGCATTAATAGGAAGTGGGGATGACGTTACCGTTCAAGTGACGACTGCATTAGGTCGAAATCTAGAGCGATGCGTCCAGACTTCCTTGATTACATGTTAGTTATTAAGTAGTTACGCGGGTCGCGCTCACTGACGACCTCCGATCTCCAAGTATGCGTTAGCTCATATGCTCAGAGATCGTGCCGTCAGCGCGACCAGTTTTGTTAGGATCTAGCGGGGTAGCGTTTATGAAAGTTTGTGGTGTGAGAATAGTCAAAATGGAAGATGGCGTGTGGTTTTCGGTGGATGATGTTTGCGAATCCGGTGACGTGAATCCTGGCAGCTTCAGTTCATCAAATTTAATCTCACTCCAAATGTATGGGGATGATGGTGTTACCGAGCCAAAGTCAGATTACGTGAATATTGCCGGGATGCTTGAGGTCTTCGATGAGCTGGAGCCAATCCCTGAGGCCGAAATGCTCCAGCATTAATAAGTCCAAATTTGGACCTAACTATTTCAGCCTGACAGCCACTGGCCCAAAATACAATCGGATGATATCCATCCCAACGGTATCACCAGTTAGCTGACTGAGTTTATCGGCAATCTCGAAGTCACGATCTTCACCGGTCGGCAGCGCACCCGCAGAATCCCACAATCTAATGCACTCCCAGACGTAGACGGCAATCCCCTGCATCGCTTCCATTTGCTCCGTCGACTTCTTTATCGCCCTCGCTTCCTTTTGGTAGGAGCTTTCACCAGTGGAAAACAATCCTGAAAAGTCCATTCCAGTCAAGCTATCATTCCACTTAGGCCACATGTCGGGCTTAGGTATTGGCAGTGAGTCAAATGGAGGCTCTTCTTTCTTCTTCGGCTTACCTAGAACGGATTTTGAGTGAACGCGATAGGTATAACCTTTCTTAACGGCGCTTGCCCATGAGTAGGTTGGGTCTGCTTTTCGCGTAATGATATAGTCCATCGAGAAGTCATCGTTATATGATTTTGGCCAGTAATAAGAAACAAGGCACCAGTCCTCATCGGTCAGCTCGATCTTGAGTAGCTCATTGATATCATCGCGAGTCATTGCAATCGATTTCTCTCGACACCACAGCATCATGATGTTGCATATCCTGGCTTGAAGATACCTATTATTTTTCTCGGTAATCCGGCCTAGACGGTAGTCGCGAAGGTAGTCGAAGTAGGAGCGCAGGTTGCCAGTGATTTCAGATAGGGATCTTGGTTCGAATTGATCATAGTCACTGCATCCAAAATCCGACTCAGATAGATCTCTAGCCTCATCCCAGTCATCGCATAACTTTCCCTCACAGACCACGCCATTATTTTTCTTGTACTCTATCTTTTTATCGTAAATTTCATGGTCATACATATTGAGATAGGGGGAGTAAACCTGGTCATCGTCCTCGAATAACCCCCTCATTGGCAAGACGGTCTCTACGTCATCACGAACCCAGTAGGAGATGTTCTTGATCTTAATGCCCGACCTGAATCCTCGTCGCTTAAGCGCTTGCTGAACCCGGCCGATGGTCTCACCGGTGGACTTAACCAGATCACAGGCCCGAACCTGGTTGGGTAGGTCCATTTGCATTACAATTTCTGAGGGTACTGAATTACGGCTCATAAATGATTTCTCCAAAAATAACAGCTCTGATTGGCTGATGGATGCATCATAGCATCTTCTATGTTGTGATGATAGCGTAGATGCTTCAGATTTGAAGGATGATGAAATTCAAGGCTGGTGCTGAGGTTAAATACCAAGCTCAGGTTTTGCAATAAATAAAATACAAAATGCAAGACTGGTATTTAACCTGAAATAATACCGTCATTCAAAGTGACACTAACTCACCACCATAGTTTTAACCGATAGTGGCACTGAGTTTCCAGTGCAAGAATCCCAGCACTGGTAAATGCAAGACAAAAAAATACCCAGAGGTTAGTCTGGGTAAAGGGAGTTTCTCATCTAAGGTGGAGGATTATATCATAGGTGGTGAAGATAAGCATTATAGGATTGCAACTATTTGACTTTGGGAGTGATGGATCTAATCCATTAGTGGGTTTGGTTTAGCTAATTTCATAATTCATATCCTTTTTGAGCTATCAATATGCATGCATGACTTTAAAAATTCAATAGTGGCCAGAAAATCTATATTAAACCACTCACCAATTATCCTGCTCCCGTTAAAATGTTTATGCATATACATTTCCAGCTCTCTGGCGTTATCGAGATAGCAACTGATAAACACATCGTATTTTATCGTACCCATAGATGTGGCAATACCAGCCATACGTCTATTGGGATTTTCCGATATGCCAATTTTTACTCGGTTATCGCTATTCATTAAATACAAAAACCCACCAAGGTAATCCGCCTTCCCTTTCTTATGGGTCAGTTTAACATTTGGTGAAATTAACATGATTGGGGAATAGCTAGTAAACTCAATCAATCTCATTATTTCAGGTGAAATTATTTCGCCCTTTCGGTAAACGATAGGAACGATATCACCACGCCGTTTATATTCAGGATAGGTTTCAAGCTGGGTAATCAGGCGATTGAACTTCGCCCAACTCTTTATACTTCTCGCCACCATTAACTTCCCTATACTGCTGATGAAAATAATGCGAAGTGAAGTACACCTTGCCATTGTATGTTATTGGCTGATGGAGTGGGTTTAAAGCGGTTAAATTACTCATGAATTATTACCTTTCAGAAATGAGAAAACCCCCAGTGTCCTTACGCATCGTGAAATGCCACTGAGGGTTTATAAATCGGTTGATACGTAAGGAAAGAGAAATGTACCT